CATAGTCAGGTGTCATCGTTTTCGCTTCCTTTCTTTTCTAAATCCGGATAAGTCGCCTCGAATACCGCCCGGAAAATATTGATGATCCGCTCGCGCTGCTGCTCCGGCAGTTTGTCCATGCCCGGGATCAGGACACGAATGTCGTTATCGTCCTGCCTGACGGCATCCGGCGCGCTGTCGTTGACGTACATCCTTTTCCTTTTGTACTTCGGCACATTAAACCCCATGAGCCACAGCTCGTCCACGCAAAAGTAATCCGCGATGGACAGGATCGTCGGCTCCTTCGGGGACCTTACGCCGGTCTTCCAGGCGCTCAGTGTCTGCCTTGACACGTGCAAAGCCTTCGCCAGATCCGCCGCCGGCTGGATAGATTCGTCCAGCAGTTCCGTAATACGCTGCTGGAAGGTGGACACTTTTACCGCATTTTGTTCCATAATTGGTACACCCCCGAGGAAATAATACCCCATACTGTCCACAAAGTCAAACAAAAATTCCACAAAGTGGTTGACATACTACCCAATGTGTGGTTTAATATGACCGTCCACAATGTGGCATGAAGAAAAATTGAAAGGAGGAGACCGATTTGGAGAGCATTCGTCAATCAGAGGAGAACGAGCTCAGGGGCATGGTCATGACCAAATATCACAGCATTATAAGCTTTTCCGAGGCTATAGGCTGGGATCGGAAAAAGGCATCCCGCATCATCAACCGTGTCCAGAAGCCAAGCGCGAAGGACATGGAACAGATGGCGAAATGCCTGGATGTGCAGGACGTATACACCTTTGTCCATCTTTTTTTGCCCTCGCTATCCACAAAGTGGAGAGTAGAGGACCGTCTGGACCCGCTGAGCTATGCGATGAAATGAAAAAAATTGGAGGAATCTGCATGAACACCAAGGAGAAGATCACGCTGCACCAGTGGATGCTGGGTGAGATCAACCAGCTGACGGACAAGACGCTGCGGGCGGAACAGCGCCGGCAGGAGCGGGTGAGGGCGCGGAACGCGCAGATCCTGGAAGAGTACCCGACCTACGAGGACGCCCACGAGGCATACGGATGCGGGGCGATCACGGAACGGCAGTTTGAAAAAATCCAGGAGATCCTGGAGGACGCGCAGGGCGGGAACGAGCTGTTCGAGGCGAAGCTGGACCTGCTGATGGACATCTACCAGGAGCAGAAAGCGATCCTGCGGGACCTGCAGGACGCCAAGGAGCTGGAGGCCAGGGAGGGAGGCGGATGACACGGCTGATCACGGCCAGGGAACTAGCAGAGCGGTACCAATGCAGCATCCGGACAGCGCAGCGGTACATGCGGAAAATGGACCACATGGAAAAGCCGCTGCGCGTGACGGAGCAGGCGGTGGCCTGCTGGGAGGCGGAGCGGACGCGGGACCCGGGCAGCGCGGAACGGCGGAAGCCGCGGCGGGCGCGGAAGGTTCCGGCAGCGCCGGAGGGGCGGTTTATCATCCCCCGGGTGCGGCCATGCGCAGGAAAATAAAAAGCGCCGCCGGTGGTAGCGACACCGGCGGGCCTGATAGGAAAGGAATGGATCATTACTATGTCCGAAAGAGATTATAGCACAAAGTATCAGAAAAGAAAACATTCGGGCCTGCGGAAAACGCTGATCGAGATCCTGATCGTCACGGTCATCTGCCTGGTGATGATCATAGCGGCCCGGGGCGAGGCGGCAGAGCCTGACCTGCGGGAAATGTGGGTGCTCTGCCAGCCGGAGAGCGAGGTCATGATCCGCACATTCCCGCGGCGGGGCGGCGGATACGAGGGCTACCTGCAGCTGGGGGACAGCGTATGGACCGACGGCACGGAACGGAACGGATACCTGCGGATTTACGGCGTTGCGGAGGGCGGCGGATGGGTCTGCAAGACCTACCTGATGCCGGACCCGCCGATCGTCCAGACCGGGCCGGCATGGATCTGGCGGGGCGGGAAAGTCGCCTGCCGGAAGGCTCCCGGCGGGGAGCGGATCCGCTGGCTGCACGAGGGCGACGAGGTGATCCTGTACGCCTGGTGCGAGGAGTGGGCGATCACGAACCGCGGGTACATCATGACCCGATACCTGGAGGGATGAGGATGCCCAGAGGAGAGAACCCGCGGATACAGTACCGGCAGGGGACCTGCTTTCTCTGCGCCAAGGCCTGCGGGCTTTGCAGCTGGAGCTACGACTACGAGCCCATCGAGGGCTGGGTGGCAGATGCCTACTACGACCGGAGCGACCGGCTGTGGAGCTACGACATCAAATACTGCCCGGAGTACGAGCCGGACTGGCAGCGGCGGAAAAGCACCGACGAGATGGATACCAACGGCGCGGTGCTGCTGATCGAGGCCATTGCCCGGTGCGCGCGGGAGGATTACCTGCGGTTCACGCCGCAGGGGCGGAAAAGCATTGAGCACTTCTTCCTCAGCGATTACGGGAAGGCCCTGCTGGGGCTGAGCAACCCGGAGGGCGCTGTGGACATGCTGCGGAAGCTGGCGCGGCAGCACGACAGGGCGAAAGCCAGCAGAAAGATGATCAAATAACAGGAGGAATCAACATGATGGAAACCTTGGAAGGCGCGATGGCCGGCATGCAGGACGCGGTGGATGATTTCTTTACATCCTGCAGGGAGATGGGCCTGCGGCTGGACGAGCGGGAGGGCGCCGGGAGGATCCGGCCCCTGGCGGACGTCACGTCCGTATGGTCGCACACATGGAGCGACTATCCGGACATGATCCGGGTGGCAATGGCGGACGGGCACACGGTGGCGTACTACCGGCAGATCGAACAGCCGAAACCCGTGCTGCGCAAGGCTCTGGACGATTTCAACGAGACTTGCCAGATCGGATACCAGAAGAAGGAAAGGGAGGAATAAAAAAATGGGTCAGTGTGTGTTAGTGCTGGGAGCCAGCGGAAGCGGGAAAACCACGGGAATCCGGAGCATGGACCGGAAGAGCACGGTCGTATGCCAGGTGGAAAAGCAGCGGCTGCCTTTCCGGGAGGGATTCCCGATGGCGCTGAAAAACGCGAATTACGCGAACATCATGGAGCTGTTCAAGCAGATCCGGGACGGGGCGCGGAAGGATATCCGGGCGATTGTCATCGATGACAGCCAGTTCCTGATGGTCAATGAATTTTTTGATAAGGCGGCGGAGAAAGGATACGAGAAGTTTACCTCCATTGCCCTGAATTTCCGGAACCTGATTCACTGGGCGAACCTCGGGCTGCCGGAGGACGTGGTGGTGTATTTCCTGCACCACACGCAGGTGGACGAGTACGGGAAAACCAAGGCCAAGACCATCGGAAAGATGCTGGACGAGAAGCTGACGGTGGAGGGGTGCTATGACATCGTGCTGATGACGGAGCGCAACCAGGACGGATGGTTCTACCGGACCCACAGCACGGGGGCGGACCCGGTCAAAACGCCGATCGACATGTTCGACGACGACCTGATCCCCAACGACCTGGCGGCGGTGGACGCGCGGATCCGCGAGTATTACGGCATGAAAGGAGGCGCGAAATGAAAATGTACGAGGTGGACGGAATCAAGCTTTTCCACGGGACGGTGCGGGTCACGCCGGTGATCCGCGCCGACGGCACCCGGTGGCGCGAGCCGTTTGACCGGACCGGGACATGGGTCTACAGGCCGGAGCAGGATACCTGGTACTGCCATCCGGACGGTGAGGCGAAAACCGTGTACGACATGATCGAAAGCTATCCGCCGAGGATTCTGAGTGACTTCCGGGAGGTGCCGTGATGAACTGCAGGGATCGGTGCCGGTACGCGCAGTACTGCTACGAGAAGGGCCGGGAAGGCCTGGAGCCGGAGGACTGCTCGCGGTATTACAAAATTGAGGACATCCTGTGGGACGCGGAATGCATGGCGCGGGAGCACCCGCACCCCGACGAGGAAGAGGAAATCCCCTTCAGCGACGAGGAATGGGACGGGCCGGAAGAGGAGGAATTCTGATGGCGCGGACAACGGCAAAATACCTGGGCAAAGGGTGCACGGAATACGTGAGCTGCGACTATACGCTGCACATCGGGTTTCCGGAGGACATGGTGATCTGCGACCTGTGCCCATTCTGCCATACGGAGAACAGCGGGACGCGGTTCCGCTGTCTGGAAACCGGGGAGATCCTCCCCTACCACAACAAAGGGACCGGGCTCAGATGCCCGCTGCCGATAGAAACTAAACGAGACGAAAGCGAGGAAAACGAAGAATGATCAGGTATGAAGGCATGAAGAGCGAAGAGATGAAAGGCTCCGAGAACATGGGACAGCTGCCGGCAGGGACGTACGTGGCGAAGGTCATTGACGCCCGGATCGAGGGCACGGAGCCGGACCAGCAGCTGGCGGTGTATCTGGACGTCAGCGAGGGCGAGTACGAAGGATTTTTCACCAAGAAATACAATGCCGCCAAGGAGGCCGGGAGCAAGTACGGCGAGGTGAAATACAAGGGCGTGATCCGGCTGCGGATCCCGAACGAGAAAAACACGAAAGCCCTGTACCCGGAAAGCGATATCCGGAAAATGAATGACATGGGTTTCCGGTTCGAGAAGAGCAACCCGGGCTTCCGCTGGGAGGGCGACGAGAGAAAGCTGATCGGCCTGACCGTCGGCATCAACATGCAGGAAGACGAGTACAACGGGAACGTGTTCACCCGGATCGGGAGGTTTGAGGTCGCGCAGGACGTGCGGGCCGGGACCGTCAAGCCCATGCAGCCCCGGAAGCGGAAGGAGACCGCGCCTGTGGCGCCGCCTGTGCCGGATCCGCTGGGATTCGCGCCGGTGGACGTCGAGACGCCATTTTTCTGATGCCATGGTGCTGTACGAAGACAGCCGCCAGCAGGCCGGGAAGCACCGGAACGTCCACGCCTACTGCGAGCAGCAGGGAATTGAGATCATCCGGCAGGCGCTGAACGTCGGCGACTACCAGATCGCCGGGAAAGGCGACATCAGCGTCGACACCAAGCAGGGCGTACCGGAGCTCGCCAGCAACTGCTTCCAGGAGCACGAGCGGTTCCGCGACGAGTGCGAGCGGGCACAGAGGTGCGGCATCACGCTGTACGTGCTGACGGAAGAAGTACTGCCAGGGGGACTGCTGGAAAACTGGCGGTCCCCCATGGGGCGGGACGGGCGGCCGAAATTCAGGTTTGACCCGGCGATATTGAAGAAAACTATGCTGACGATGCAGGAAAAATACGGGGTGCGGTTCCGGTTCTGCGACGGGCGGAGCACCGGGAAGGTCCTGATCGAATACCTGAAGGGAGAGCGTGAGTAATGACCAGCAAACTGACAGAGGAAGAGCGGGAGATCTGGAGGCAGATCTACCTGGTCCACGAGCAATTCCACGATATGCCGCTGACGGCGGACAATTTCTGCCTGCTGCGGGACGCGCTGGTGCGGGCCAACAACGCCTGCAACGCGCATCCCCTGATGCTGCAGCTGTCAGTGGCGCTTTTCCAATATTTCGACGCAATGTTCCACATGCAGACAGAGCAGCTCAAAATGGAGGATGCCGTATGAACACACGGGACGCGGCACAGATCATCCGCGACACGGTCAGCATGGACCAGATCCTGGGCCTGTACGGATACAAGCCCAACCGCAGCGGGTTCATGCCCTGCCCGTTTCACGGGGAGCGGAACCCGAGCCTGAAAATCTATAAGGGTTCCGGCTGGCACTGCTTCGGGTGCGGGCGGGGCGGGTCCGTTATCGATTTCGTGATGGAGCACGAGGGCTGCAATCTCAGCACCGCCGTAAAGGCCATTGACAACGCCATGCGCCTGCGTCTGACCGAAGGCGAAGATCCGCTCATGGAAGATTACAGACGGCGGTTTCTGGCCATTCTGGACGCGCTGACGGGCAATCTGCTGGAGCAGGTCAAGATTACCGAGGAAATCCACGAGGACGAGATCCGGCTGCGGCTCAGCGCCCTGCAGGATCTGGAGGCAAAACCAAAACCCGAACGTTCGGCCCAGGAATGGGACCAGATCCTGATCCTGGTGGGCGAAATGGAATATCTGGAATACAAAAAACAACAGTGCGACGCACTGCGGGAGGAGATCATACAGTGGCGGCAACAGCAACGCAGGCCCCCGAAGAGGGCGGCAAAAGCAGCGTCAGCCTGACGAGCGCACTCCCGGCACAGTCCGTCAAGCCGCAGATCTCTGTATTTTTGAAGTTAATCGAGGAAAAATACGGGGACCGGCTGCGGCTGAACGAAATGACCGGGAAACCGGAATGGTACAACGCTTACGAGCAAAAATGGCAGGAATGGAGCGACGTCGACGACGCGCGGATGGCTGCCTTTTTTCAAACAAACTACGGCCTGTACAGCCCTCAGATGCTGGCGCAGGCCACGGCAATCTATTTCCACAGCAACAAGGTCAACCCCCTGACGGACCTGCTGGAGAGCCTGCGCTGGGACGGAAAGCCGAGGATTGAGCATTTCCTGTCAGAGGCCGTGCGGGCGGAAGATAATGCCTACAACCGGGAGGTTTCGCGGTTGATCTTCGCCGGCGGCATCCACAGGGCCTACAGGCCCGGGTGCAAATTTGATGACATGGTGGTCCTGGTGGGCCGCCAGGGAGGCGGGAAAAGCACCCTGGTGCGCTGGCTTAACATCAGCGACGACTATTTCCGAGAGATCAAGACCATCACCGGCAAGGAGGGCATCGAGAGCCTCCGCGGCGTGTGGATCGGCGAGGTCGCCGAGCTGATGGCCATGACCCGCGTCAAGGAGGCGGAGAGCGTCAAGGCTTTTATCACGGCGCAGGAGGACAGCTACCGCGCGCCCTACGAGCGGCACGTGCAGACCATCCCGCGGCGGTGTACGTTCATCGGTACGACGAATAACCCGCAGTTCCTGTCAGACAAGACGGGGAACCGGCGCTTTTATCCGGTCATGTGCGTCGAGGACGGATACGACCTGCTGGGCCGGGAGAAAGAGCTGCGGGAGTATATCCGCCAGTGCTGGGCGGAGGCCCTGGCGCTGTACCGGCGCGACGAGCTCCCGCCCTACGCGAAGAGGGAGCTGCTGGACATCATCCGCAGGGAACAATCAGACGCGGAGGAGGATGACTGGCGCGTCGGCGCCATCAAACAGTATCTCGAGGACACTAAAAAGGCGCAGGACAGCCTGGTATGCATCATCGAGTTGTGGCACCGGGCACTCGGGGAACCGACAGAGAGCAAGCCCAGCAGGTCGGACAGCATCGAGATCGCCAAGATCATGAACGAGATGGAAGGCTGGGAGAGGCGAAAATCCGCCGTCAGGATGGATCCATGGGGCGTGCAGCGAGCCTATCAGAAAGTCAGGAGCCAGTTCTTCCCGTTCTGGCGGTAAGCGTAACAGCTTGCAGTTACTTGGTTTTTGAGTCAGTTTTCCCCGGAAGCCTTGATATATATATATTCTACTACTTCTTGTAACCAAAAAACTAAAAGAAATAAAGAAAAGTAGAATGATATATATAAATATAGGAGAACATGTCAATTACGTTTTTTTGGTTTTTCAGTTACGACAGGAGGGAATGGAAAATGGATACACGGAAAAATCTGGAATACCTGCGGCTCTGGCTGCGGTTTAATGTCGCGGACCGGGTCAGGCGCGAGGACCTGGAGGAAAAAATCGGATGGATCACGGACGCGATCCGGGCGCTGGCGCTGCTGGACGTGATGGAAAGCGGGGCAGAGTGATCATGGACAAACTGTATGAATACATGAAAGAAAAAATGAGGGAACTGCATGATAACAGGACGGGGACTGTTGAGATTGACTGCGTGGAGTTTATGCAGCTCATGAAGGAGCTGTGCTATATGAGGCAGATCAGGAGGATTGCGAACGATGATGTCTGACTTGGAGAAGACTATCAAAGGATTGGAAGAAATATCAGATTATTTCTTCAGCGTTTATCATCATTCGAAAGACAGAGAAGAAATCAATAAGTCAAAGGA